AAACTTAGGCTCAGGATTATCTTGACCACCCCATGATATAATATCATTAATAAGAGTAGAAAAGTTTCGGTTTATAATAGCAGTATAATCTTCGGGCGTAACCATTCTATTCTGAGATGCATATTGAAATGGAGCGTTTGTACGAATCGAAGCAATAGTTTCTTTTACATCTCCGCCGATTGCAGCAGCAGTTGTTGAAACAGTAAGAGTTCGTGCAGAACCAAGAACAGTTACAGTATCAATCGGAGCAAATGCCTTTGCCGTATTTGCAGCTGCACCCTTTGTAGAAAGATATTCTACTGTAATTGTATTAC